GATCTTGCCATCTGCTACGGCTTGTAGCTTCTCACCATAGATTTTGTGGTGTTTACCCTCAATGAACCCAGACCATATCTTTTTTACGAAACGTAAATAATCCTCTTGAGATTCCGTTCTATCCTCAAGTTTTTTAAGTCTTTTAATTAACGGAGCTACTTTTTGTAACTCATCGTCACTTAAATACTCGGCATATTGTAAGCTGTTCATGCTACCTTAGATAAAAATCTATCCACTGCTGCTACTGTGCCACCTTCTTGCATTCGTCTTGGTGATGGCACTCCTGTTATTCTTTCAATAAGTTTATTTAAATTACCAGTGTCGAATCCTACAGGATTGTAACTTAAATTAGGTGAACCGAATGGAGAAGAGACTACTGTTGGTAAATTTTCAAGGGTTCTGCGTGTCCCTCCTCCAAACACATTAGGCGTTGTGTCTTTTTCTTCTTCTTTTTTATCTTCTGTAGTTTTTTTCAAAAATGTTGTAATCGGATCATCGCCACCATCGTCATCTCTGAATTGATCTAAATCACGACCTTCTATTAAATTGCCAAACTCATCTTTGGCTCCAATAATTCTACCAGTGTCAGGATCGACAACGGCATCAAGACCTTTTTTAACAATGCCATCAAACAAACGTCTGTCAAAGAATGACCCAGCTTTGTTAGCAAGTGTAGCAATTAAGTTTGGAAATTCTGCATCACCAATCTTAAACGTAGATTTAAAAGCTTCTGGTCTGTTTAAAATATCAGCTACTCGTTCTTGTGTTACATCACCAACAATGTCTTTAAGATTTAATTCAGCAAATCTCTCATCGTCACCTACGATTGATACATCAGGACCTCTTGTTAGATCTGTGGTTGGTGCAGTTCCTCTGCCACCTAGTGCATTCTCTGTAATATTTGTAGCATCTAGTTGTTGTTGAAGATTTCTACTCATCAAAGGATTTGGAGCTAATGGATTACCTTTAAATTCAAAATTACCAGATTTAATTGCTTCATTTAAACGAGTTCCAGGTGTTGTCGCTGCAATCAAACTATTTAAAGAGATATTACTTGGCAATCTATAATCAGCTCTTCGGAAATTTTGTGCGATCTCACCTTCACGCAATAACTCATCTCTTAATCTATTTTTTTCTGCTCTGTCTATTTCTCTATCTACGATGTTTAACGCTGGGTCAAAATCTTCGCCTACCCTACTTAATTGTGCAGGATCAACTCTTTCTGCAAAATTTTCTAAATCTCTTCCAAAAGTAACTGGACCTAATGCTCTACCCCTGTCTGCTAAAATATTTTGTTGTAGTAATTCACCTGGAGTAAGTTGTCTTTGACCAACTAAGTTACTTAAAGCTCTTGCTTGATCTTGTTGAACTGTGCTTCTTGTTGAACCTACGTTTGGAAGATTAACACCTGGCAATCCAAAATTTTGAAAAGTTGGTTGTATAGCAAATTGATCTATAGGCACATCACCTCTTGATGTGGCTGTTATATTTTCTTTTGTAGGAGAAACAGATGCAACTGTTTCAGGCTCAACCCTTGCGACAGGATCTAATGCAGCTAACTGATCAACATTAGATGTTACATTAGGATTTAAATCTCTTAGATTTGGACTCAATGGACTTGGACTAAAACCTTTTAACACATTTGCCACATCTCTTGTTTTATCTGCACCAATTTCTGATGTTATTACGGCTGGTGTTAGTTTTGCTTGGACATTGGCATCTGTAAAATCAACCTTCTCGTC